AGCATCAGTTGCACAAGGCTCATGATTCTATCGAAGTTTCCCTGTGGATTCCATAGCACAAGCTCCTTAAGCAATGCCCTGTTCTTTATTCTATATAGATTAGGTATGGAAACTTCCTTCTCATTGCCATTCTCATCTTTTTCTATTGACACTATGGATTTCCTGAGCCAAGTCTGTATCATCTTGAATGCACCATTGATAATAGGAGTGATAGCTCTGATACCTACAGACTTATTGCCATAGCCTATACTACTTATCATGTTTCTCTGTACAAGATACTCTGGAGTCTCTGCCAGCAGATGAACAGAATTATGGGAACTAAAGTAAGAGAACATACCCATGATGTTCTGTTCATACATACACCTACAGTTATAGAACAGACATAGTTTTCTTGCCATCTCATAGAAATCTTCAGCAAAAGGAGGTCTTCCTGTATACTCTGCAACTATCATATCCGTCCATAAGTCAAGTATAAACAAAGAACCTAATGACATAGTATTAGAGCAATCGCTATCAAATGGGTCAGCACTCTGAATATATCTGCCAGCAGGAACCTTGCCATCACTTCCCTTCTTAGGCATCTCAAATATCTCAAGAGCACCCTTCACTTTATTATCTTTAGTAGGGAAATCTCTGATAGGTAAGTCTGCCGTAGGATTGAACTTAATCTCTCCTGTTTTATTATCTTGTACCAACTCTCCTACATAAGTATCATCATACTCATTAGGATTGTTATCTATCTGATTTAATCTCTCATTAAGTTCTGTCACTGGAAAGATGTTACCATGACTTCTCATCATGGCTTCCTGTGGAACTATAGGATATTGGGATATACGTTTTACAATGGTATTGACATCAGTGGAACCATACTTTACTTTGTATCTATCATATAGTATGGCAAGCAAAGCCTTGGTAACATCAGAGTTACCGTTCTCATCAATATAGTCATTACCATAGTTCATATAGGCACCATAGAAGAAGCAACAATGCTTTCTTCCCTGCCCTTCCTTATCAAAGACATTCTCCAAAGGTTCCATGTTATATCCTTCAGGAGAATAGAACATCTCAGCAAAGGCTGTAAAGTCAGATTGATCATCTCCAGCAGTCCCATAAGCAAAAATTTCACCAAAGGTGTCATTACCCTGCTCTACAGAAGGTCTAATCATATTGAATACACTAAGCAAGTTCTTGAAGATACCTGCCTCCTCAATAAGATATAATACACCACGAGAACCATTCAACTTATCTTGGTTAACACCTGAGATAATACCTGACACAGAGTTCTTACTGCCATATTCCACCTCACTACCTGCCTTTTTGAATCCCATCTTCCATTCCATCTCTTGGTCTGATGACTTTAATCTCCTTGATGCAAACTGAGTATACTTTGCACAATGGTCTAGGTTATCCTTGAATACCTTGAGAATCATATTAGTATCCATAAGTTTGGTTCTATCTACAGCAGTAACCATACACTGTACTTCCTTCCTATTATCTTCTGTTTCTCCTATTATACATCTCCTAGCAAGAAGTCCAGCTCCAAAGCTAGTCTTACCTCTACCACGACTAGCCAATGCAGAAGCATGGTGTCCATGAACTCTACCTTGATGCAAGTAATGAGACATTAGGAACTGACCATCCCAAAATCTAGGATGGGCTACAGTTCTCATGGATACTCCTTTCTCATTTTTCTTGACAAGGTGCATAGGACAGAAATTAAGCATCCAATAGTAATCTCCTGTAACCCACATGCCTGTCTGAGGATTACAATAGCCATTCCATCCCCTGCTCCTCTCACCATATAGCCATCTGCCATAGTCACTGTTAGGATTGGCATTAGGTCTTAGCAAGGAATATCTTCCTTTGTTTTTTTCAAAAGCTAATGCTGATGGTCTGAAATAATCACTTCCTTCCAAAATAGGAGGATGTGTAATATCTATGATAGCCCTGCCTTCCTTATTTCTAGGAAGTTCTGACACAAGAGGTCTATCAGGAGACACCATCCACTTGATAAGGGGAACATTGTTAAGGAAATCCCAAAATTGTTCTTGCACTTCCGTAGGATAGTTCTCTAGATGTAAGTCTTCAAGAGGTGTCTGACATTTATTAAACCTTATATTCTCCATATACTTCTACTCTTTATTCCTGCAAAAGTATATATATAATAAGGTATAGGCAAGTATCTAAGACTAATGCTTAGATAACATAAAAATAGCCCCAACCTTCACAGGCTAGAGCTATTGTCTCATTTAGAAAAAATCATGAAAAATTCAAATTCACCTTATACTATTAATTTAGCCTTACCAGGGGTAATGAGAGCTTCGTCCTTCTCCTCTCCATAAAAGACATATCTTACATCATTGTCTGAGATGTAAAGATATTCCTGTGGATTACCATCCTTGTCATCTATTGTTTCAATTGGGAAATTATAGGTGAGGACAGGATTATTGTCCAAGTCATTCTGAACAGAGTTCTTATTGTACTTCTTTACGGCAAAATGGTCAGGAATAATCATTACCTTGTCTCCTACCTTAATGTCTCTGACTGTAAAACCAATGGCAATAACAGTCTGCCATAACTTTAAATCTCCTTTGCCAGCAACAATGACTCCATTGCTAATCATATCCTTCTCAAACTTATCAGCGGTAATCAATAAGTGATTAAACAAGGGCTTTATAGATGTAATATGTAACATAATTCTACTTTTTATTTTGTTTTTGTAAATAATTATTATATGATTCATTTATCCTGTGGTATCTGTTAAGAGTAACATAAAGCTTGCCTATGGAAGGAATGTTCACATTAGGTTGCAGTTTCATAAACTCCTCATCAGTCAGGTCTTCCTTCAAAGGCAATGAGGAAATATGCTCCCTCACAGCTTTCCAATAAGCCCTGTAAGTCTTATCTACAAGTCTCTTGGAAAGACCTAAGTCACCAGCTACCTTTACTATAATATCTTTATAGGTCATGCACTCAACTGACTATCTTTAAACAATACCAGCAACTGAAAGTAACCATTGTCATCCTTCCTAATGTTAGGAATCAACCTTGGATTAATAACATTATTCACAATAATTTTGTTCTTTCTGAGATTGCTCATCACTACATAGAAATGTGCCTGTGTAATTCCACACTCAGCAATAACCTTACTCTTTGTATCATTACTCATCACCATGGTATCAAGGATGGCAGGATCACTTGTCTTCTTAGAAAGTTCCCATCTCTGATTGAGAAAACTTGCTATAACATCTCTCTCCCTAGGAGTAAGATTGATGAATGGCTTTAGGAACAGGCACCACCACTTGAAGAAGTCCAAGCCCATTGTTACCTTGATAGGTATCACATTGTTAGGCTTTGGCAAGTGGAAACCATTGTTTTTATTGTTTGTTGACTCTTCCATACTATTTGCCTTTATGTTCTTCTACTTCCTGAGGAATAGTCATTGCTTCCTCAATCTCACTGGCACAATTGCCTACAAAATCACTTGAGAAATTATTACTGAACTCCAATACCTTAAAGAGATAATCAAGTCTCTTATTCATTGCAAATCCCTCAAGCTCCCTGTTTCTTCTAGCAAGTTGCTGATTTTGCTGAAACAACTGATTGCAAGCATCATTAAGTTGTTCATAACTAAGTTTTTTCTTTTCCTCAGACTTATTATTGCCTGCATTCATCTTCACTACCTTTGATTTATTCTGCTCTTCCATACTTTTACTTATTTTTAGTTCTGTTATATAAATTCATTCTAAGTGCATCCAACCTATTGTCATTGACAAGTTTTGAGAATAACAACAACACAGCATCCTCTTTGCTAAGTCCTCCTGGGAATGCAGGGTATAGTTCCTTGCAAATCCTCATACAATCAGAATGCTTGAATAACCTAGTCTTCAATTGCTCATCTGTCAATAGGAATATAGGTGATTTCTTGACAAGACCTGCATCTTCCAAATAAGGATGTCCATATCTATTTCTATATAGCTTATCCCATTCCTCAAAGGTAGAGGTCTTTAGGTCTGTGCAACCACAGTCTTCACAGCATTCAGTTCCAAGTGAATCCTCATACTTGAACCTTATGGAGTAACACTTAGGACAGAATGTCCAAGGATCTTCCTCCTCTTTCATTATCTTCTTTGATTTTGCCATAACAATAGAATTGAACGTTACACCTTATCTATAATACAAAAGAATATAACCCTCTCCTGTTTCCTTGACCTCTACAATGTCCTCCTTCAAGACAGGGGTATTTGGATTGTTTTCATTATACTGATTGACAGCATCTATCAGTAGCCTCAGTGACCTAGCTACAAAATAATCTATATGAGTCTTCATAGGTTACTTTCTTTTAGAGGGTGACTTAACCTTTGCAACATTCTGCATTGCACTTGCTCTCTTGGAGAGTTCAGCAGCCTTTGTCTTAGCGACCTTGATAGCTCTGTTTCTCCTAGCACTATCATTCATTATCTCTTGATACCTTGCCATGGTGTCAGCATCACTCTCAGCTTGCCATCTCTGTTCATCCCTACTGATGGATGTGGATTTAATTTTTGATACCATAATATTCTTGTTTTTAAAGTTTCTTTTCCTTACATATTTACTTAAAGTATCACTTTAACAAAGCGTTCTTTTATACTGTCTTGTAGCTTGTTATACATCTAAGTATTTTCTGTTGCAAAGATACACTTTTCTTTTTAAAAAGTCTTAGTAAACATCTTAAATCTTTATTCTCTTAACTATATTTAATACAGCAAGTACTATAGGACTCTTCTTTATTTCAAATAAAGTTAGTATCTTTGCATCAGAAACAAAACATTTCAATCAGAGAAAGGCTAAAACAGGATATTATTTGTCTTAGTTGCAGCCTACTCAAGAGTTCATTAACATGTTGAACAAGGTAAGCAAGATATAAGTATTTGACTTATAAGTAAATAACAACCAAGGAATAATACT